CAGAAAACCTCCAGTCACTTTACATTTGTATGGTGGAGCTGGAGTTGGGAAGACGCATCTTGTTATCTTAATTAGTGGAGATGCTTTGCGGACAATTCTTGAATTGGAAGGAGTGGAAGGCGACAAATTGTACAAGGAATGTTCTGAGTTTGAAAAGTATATGTATTACAATCCAGTAGCAAATAAATACAAAACAAATTACAATCCTGCTATGTCCAAAATTTTTGTATGTGATGATGCTAATCAGGTGAATCCACATTTTCTGAAGGAAGGGCAACCTTTCCCAGTAGATATGATTCATTATGCAAATTCACATACACATCTTTTGAATGTAGCAGAATTGGAAAATAAAGCAAATGCAAATTTCAACTCAGCACTTATTATTGCAACAGACAACGCAAAGACCCCGGCATTGGATTATTTAACGAGTAAAGAAGCATATAAACGACGCATTGATTTACAATTTAAAGTAGAACTGTTACCAGAATATTCTAAAATACATAATGGTGTTCGAGTTGTAAATCCAGACACTATTAATCTTTCTGAAGCAAATACTCACATATACGTTTTTAAAGAAGGAAATGTTTCTCTTACTTATGAAGAAATAACCAAGAAAATTGAAATGGCTCTACGTGATAAACAAAGCACATATCTCAAATCGTGCGGCGTGTTTAAAGAACATGCTGTACGTGGTTTACCAAAACCTACGCCTGACCCCCCCCGCGTTCAATCTAATCAATTGACTCTCCCGGATAAAGATGAAGATGCACCGTCACTTCATGGATGGTTTAGTGATACATACGATAATGTTAGTCGTAACATGCAAAATGGTGTTGATCATGTATATTATATGATATACACCCCTTCTTTTCTTATCAATCCTTATGATTGGTTTATTTGGAAACTTCATGCGTTCATGTGGTATATTCAATTTACTTCATTTTGGCAATCCCCCTTTTTGTTTTTATATATAAATTTATTGTGTAGACCTTATCTTAAAATAAAATCTTTATTTCCAAGAAAACAATTTCAATCACGCTCTTCTAAAATTGCAACTGCTTTAGGCTTAATAGTTTCAGGATATATCGTATATCGTCTCATCAAGAAGAAGAAAGGTAAAAGAATTATGAATCATGATTGCCCGACATGCAAGCCGACTCAACAGACAAATGAAACTCCACCTCCAGCTCCCCCTCTACAAGAAGAAACAGTACAACAAGGAAATTACAATGGAGGAGATGCATCGACAGCGAAGAAGCCTAAACCTAAAGATCCTCCCAATTCGAAAATAATATCAAAACCGCTCTTTAAACAAAGTGGTGGTACTGTAGAAATGGAATCTTTTGAAATGGCAGAATTCGCAAATTCAGACGACAACACGGCAACGAAAGACTTGGCATCTGGCATGGCATATGCAATGGCAAAGATTTTGTGTTCTAATACATATATCATACAATTCATAGATTCAAATCGTAATGCGCGAACATTACGAGGTTTTTTTGTGAAAGAAG